CCAACACAGCGGCATGGCTTGAAACTCGGAGACCTTACAAAAGCAAAGGTTTCCCCCAAACGTCCGAAGACTTTCGGGCTTCCGAGATCAGTTCTGCAGGCAGCTCGCTTCTTATCTAATCAAATAATGATTAAGAAGTCTTCTAGGACCATATCCGAGGATATAATCCATAAGAGGCTGTTTAGACGTCCCACGAAGTTGACTGATGTCATTTCGTATCCTGTATATATACACAACGGACCAGGTAAACGATTCAAAGATAATATCCCTTCCTACTGTGAGGCTTTAACCATGTATAATAACTATGTCAATAAGGTCATAAGCCCCTCTTCTACCAAAGCAGATGCCAAGCGCAGAAAAGCGAACTTGAAGAGGTTGGATCAAATATATCGGGCCTTTACGGTCATGATAGGGCTCGTTTGCAAGAGACGGGTTTACAAATTACATAAACCACAAGATTATCTTGCCGGCCAAGGACTAATGTTCTTGATAGCCGATTTATTTTCTTCTTTAGGTCGCGGACTTGAAGGGGCTGTCGAGTTCTCTAAAAGAATTGGAAACGCGGCAATGGGGTGTATTCTCGGCGACGAACGAGGACTCAGGTACTTGCAAAGGTACTTCAAAGGGTCCAACGATATTCTTCGCTGGGATCAGAACACACTTGCGTTGCTTTCCACCTTTCCGAGAAGTCTTCCTGCTCTTGATAATGCTAAGGCGAAGAGAAGAGCTGTATATAAGCTAATTAATGCTATGTTGACTCCAGAAGAACCAGGCTCTGACACTTATAATAACGTGTTGGAGAAATGGGTTTTCGATACATTCAACGATCTACATAAGGGCGAAATTCCGCCTTTGTACACATCTACATACGCTACACTCGGTTCCTGCTTCGAAAGATCTAGGAACAAAGGAGGTGCATATGAGTACATAAAGGACAAGGCTAAAACAATGCCAAAAGAGAAGGTAGTCAATACCGAAATGGATGAGTGGTTATCTGTATTAGGCGCAATCGAAGAGGGCGGAGAATTTGATGGGGACTTCCTCACCAATCTCAAAGACGCCGTCACGCTTGCCAAAGATCAGCCGGGCGAACTCTTTGAGCGACGCTCGGAATGGCAACGGACAATTTCACAACTCGAATCCACACCAATTCCCCAGTCAAAACTAAGTGCGATTGCGGAGAAGGGGGGTAAAGTTCGGGTAGCCGGTGCTGGTAATGCCAAACTAATTGGACAACTCACACCCTTGAGCAATCAGGTGCTGGGTCTAATGAAGCGTCACAAGGCATTTAAATCTGGTTTTTTCAGTGATCATAAGCGCGCTTTAAATAAATTACAAGATCATCCTGGTGGTAAAATTATATCTACGGACATGACACAATCTACCGACTTTATTCATCGAGGTGCAGCAGAGGCTGTTATCCGCGGGATAGGGAGAAGTCTGAAATGGCCTGAAGAGGTTATGAAAGCAGCTCTATCGTCTGTAGGTCCAGTCGAACTACACTATGAAAATAAAACATACATCACCAAAAGGGGGACTCAACTTGGGTTCCCATTGTCCTTTACAGTTCTTTGTATGCTTCACCTGTTTACAGCTAAGGTAGCTTTGGGATCTAATTCCTATGATTCACTATCAATTTTTGGTGATGATGCTATCTTCGCAGCCTCAGAACAAGAGTGGTTGGACTATAAGTCTTTCCTCTCACTCCTAACAGGCATGAAAATCAACAAGTCTAAAACTTGGATACACGACTGCGTGGGCGTATTCTGCGGAAGCGTCATCGACAGAGATCGTGGAACAGTAGATGCTAAGGTCAAACTTTCAAGCTTTACAGGTAGTGCTAAACCGGACCAATTATGGCACGATAGAATCGCTAACGTATCAAAAGAAATCAACAAATTACCGAAGTTGTGGCAAAAACTTGTCGCTCGACGTGCATTAGAATTATTGTGCGACCGAGAACTTCGAACACTACATAGAAAAGGTGTCCCCACCAGGGGTCCACGAGAACTAGGGTGCTCAGGCATTCCGATCCTTAACAATGAACATTTCGACACGGAGACAAGACAAATGTGCCCTTCGCTGTTTTGCAGAGATACAAAAGAAGCTCTCCAGAAACAATCAAACTTCACCCACCTTTGGTTAACAGCCGGTGCTCCTCAGGAGATGAAACAGGCGATGGCATCCTTAGCCGACACGGTCACTCAAAAATCAAGTGTTAGCCGCGAAGGGGTGCGTGTGGACGAAGTAATCGAAATGGTGCTTCCGACAGTACTAGGTGCTGTGGCTCTTGAAGTGGGCAATGACAAGCGTGCGATCACTTGGAGGATCAAACCAAAAATATTAGCTAGACAACTCAGAAGTAGTAGGAGGGAACTCTTAACTCAGTGGGTAAGTGCCAAGCCTATGAAAAATGCGACGATTCGGGCGAACCTCCATCGACGCGATAATCTAAGACTCGGCACTAGCGAAGTAACTCAAATTAATGAGATATATACTTCGACCATCCCGTTATTAAATGGACAAACGGGAACGAGGGAACCGCTTTCACGGCTCCGCTCCTTTGGCAAGCCAAAAGGAGCACAAAGCGCGACCAAGTAAAT